AGAACAAGCTGAAATACCAGCTCCTATACAACCAGGAGAAGGAGAACCAGAGGATATTGATGGTATTAAAATATATGAGATTGGGCTGCGTCATAAAACTGCTATGGAAGCAGAACAAGCAATTGAATTAACATTTAGCCAAAATGATTATGAAAGCCAACGCAGACAAACTTTACAAGATTTGTTTGACTATGGTGTATCTGCATATAAAGATTACAGAGATGGTGAGTTAGTAGGATTTAGAAGAGTTGACCCAAGAAGATTAATATTAAGCTATTGTACATATCCTGACTTTAGAGATTTAAGATATGCAGGAGAAATATTAGAAGTTCCAGTAGCGCAAGTTATTCAAATGTCTAATGGTGAATTAACCAATGAAGACATTGAGATGATTTACAAATATGCTTCTACAAACCAATGGAGACCATCTACCCCAGTAGGTAATGCTTACTATGGTAGTTATTCTGACTTTTGGAATAGAGGTAAAGTACAAGTTTTAGATTTAGAAATTATATCTGCTGATGAGTTAGTTCGTGAAGAACGAATTGACAGAAGAGGAAATACTATTTTTGGAAGAGCTTCATATGATGACTATAATAACAAGAAAGATAAATATAAAAGAAAGCAAGTACAAGGTGTATATAGGGCTAAATGGATTGTTGGTACGGACATCATATTTGACTACGGAAAGCAATACGATATTAAACGCGACCCAGTTAATATGGCTCGTGCTAAATCAAGTTACCACATAAATGCTTGTGACTTTTTTGATATGAAAACATTCAGCCGTATGGAAGCTATTATTCCTTACGCTGATGCAATACAATTAGCTTACTATAGATTACAGCATGAATTAAATACATCTGTACCTAAAGGTTTTAACATTAACCTAGCAGCATTAGAAGAAGTTAGTTTATCTGGTGGTGGACAAACAATGAAACCATCTGATATTATTGATTTGTATTTACAACGTGGGGTATTAGTAAGTCGTTCTACTACATTTGATGGTAGACCAAATCCTCCAGCAATACAAGAATTACAAGGTGGAACAGGTGGAGCTATAGCTGAATACTGGAATTTAATTAACCAAAACCTTGACATGATACGTCAAACACTTGGGTTAAATGAATTAACAGATGGCTCTACTCCTAACCCTAAGTTATTGACTACTGTTGCTCAGTTAGCAGCATCTGGTACTAATAACGCACTTAGCGATATTATCTATTCAGACAAACAAATTACCCAGTCATTATCTGAAGCTATTATCATTAGAATACAAGATATAGTTAGAACAACTAATGGAGATGCTATAGCTGAATCATTAGGAAGAGGAACAGTCGATTTATTAAAAGTTTCTCCAGATATTACTAAATACACATTTGGCATTTCTATTGTTGATAAACCTACAGCAGAAGAAAAAGCTAAATTAGATGAGTTAATTAAAGTAGCATTACAACAAGGTCAATTAGACATTAGTGATGTTATTAGATTAAACAACATACAGAATATAAAACAAGCTGAATTGTTCTTAGCTTATAAAGTTCGTAAGAACATGGAAAGAAAACAACAAGAAGCTTTACAAATGCAACAGCAAAATGGTCAGATTCAACAGCAATCTGCAATGGCTGCTGAACAAGCTAAACAACAAACTGCTCAGTTACAAGCTCAGATTGATATTCAGTTAGTACAAGCTAAAGCAGAAATGGAAGCTAAACTAATTGAATTACGTGGTCAGTTTGATTTAGAAAGAGAAAGAATTGCAGCAACTGGTAGAGTTGAGTCTTCATTTGTTCAAGCGAAAGAAAGAGATGCAGCTAATATTAGAGATAATAAAACTAAGTTATTGCAAGACGATAAGATGGAGAACATGGGAGAAATTGATGTTCCAGCAGAATTAGAATCTAGGGTTGCACCAGAAACAGCAGGTGGACAGCCATTAGATTTAAGTGGAGCTGATATAAACTTTGCAGATGAACCAACACCAGAAGAGCAAGCTATGGCACAACCAGGCGCTCAAATGGGAATGGGAATGGAAGAAGCTATGGGTCAACAACAAGAAATGCCTATGGAAGAAGAGCAAGTTGAAGAATCTCCAACTGATATTAGAAGAAGAATGATGGAGCAATATTTACAACAGGCTTAATAATAACGTATTATATTATCAACACACACAAAACAACATATGGAAAACCAAGTACAAGAACAACAAGTAGAGCAAGATGTTCAGAACTCTGCTCCTGTTGAAACTAGTCAAGCTCCTCAAGAAGTAGCTCAACCAATTCAACAAGAACAAGTACAAGAACAATCTCAACCGCAAAACGAGTTTCAAGAACAAACTTCTGGTTGGAAAATTAAATCAATAAATTCTGAAGGTGGTCTTTACGACAGGCAAGAAGAATATTATGAAGAACAACAACCACAAGAACAAGTACAGGAACAACCTCAGGCTCAAGCTGAACAAACCCAAGATGATGGTGTTTTAAAACTTGTACCTGAAAATTATAAACAAGATACTGCTGAAACAGCAGCGTCAAGTCAAACTGAAGAGTTCGACCCATTTGAAAAGTTAGGAGTTAAAGATGATGCTTATTTTAAAAAGCTTTATGAAGCTTACAAGAATGATGCATTAGATGAGTTCCTAATTACAACCCATACGGATTATGATGCAATAAGTGATGCAGACATTATTCGTATGCAAATTGATAGTCAATATAAGAATCTTAGCGAAGACGATAGAGACTTGATATTCCAAATGAAACTTCAGAAAGACTTTAACATCAGCGATTTGAATAGCGAAGATTCAAGAGCTGGTAAGTTAATGATGAAATTAGCTGCTCAAGATATCCGAGATGGGTTAAAACAACAGCAAGCTGAATATCAACCGCCTACCAGACCTAATGAAGTGGAGCAGTTCAAAAAGCAATTAGAACTTCAACAATTGGAAGCACAAAAACAAGTTGAAGATTTTAAAAACTACTTTACTCAAACTCCAGAGTACAAGCAATTCGAGACGAGCAGACTTGTAGAGTTTGGAGACCAAGAGAACAAAGTAAGATTTGAAATTGACAAAAGTGCTGATTTCTTAGGCGAAACCTTAGACCAACAAAAGTTCTTTTCTAAATTTGTGAAAGACGATGGCCAAGTCGATGTAGCAAAATGGCAAAGGGTTTGGGCTTATGCTAATAACCCAGGAGCAGTAGAAAAGGCTTTATTTAACTCAGGTAAAAGCGCAGGAGAAAAACGATTGTTTGATGAGCTAAAAAATACTAGAAATGATGATGGATATGTTGCTCCTCAAAAGAACAATGCATTTGTTATTAAATCTATAGATGGTAAGCCTTTCGGATATTAATAAATTAAATAACAAAATAAAACGCTAAAAAATGGCATATACTAATAACTGGACTGGACAACAGTTCAATGGCTCTACAGGAGCAACCGACAAACCTTACGTATCCGCGAATAGAACTGGTGGTACAGTAAATGGTACTAATACTGCATCTTTAATCCAATCTACTTCACTTTTAGACCAACGTGATATCTACAAACAATTAGTAGATATTCAAGATGACGCTGAGTGGTTAGATTTCATGTGGTTAGCTGGTAAAAAAGAAGCTACTTCTATGCCAACTTACTACTCTTTCTTCAATGACAAATTATACAAACCAATTAACATTGTTACTGGTTATTCTTCTGCAGCTGGTGGAAACTTAGTTTTAGATGCAGCTTCTTATGATTTCGTTGTAGCTGGTGACTTATTACGTTGTGCAAACGGTGTTGTTCGTGTAACTTCTAAAAATGGTTCTAACACAATTACTGTTGCTTCTGTAACTGGTGCTTCTTTCGCTGTTGCTAATGCAACTGTAGCTTCTGCATTCTCTAATGCTCAAGTTGAAGGTTCTGACAGACCACAAGCTCGTCGTTGGTTAGTTGGTAAATTGGGTAACCAAACTCAAATTTTCCGTAATGCATTGCAAATTACTGACGTTCAAAACATGTCTAAAGTTGAGATTGAAATCAACGGAAAACCATACATCTTACCTTATGAGATGATTCAAGGTTTACAAAAACACCGTGGTGATATCTCTTTGGCTATGTGGTTAGGTGAAGCTTCTGCATCAACTTTCGCTGGTCAAGCAGTAACTGACCCTCAACAATATGCTTACCAAACTACTCGTGGTATGGATAGCTATATCAGCAACTACGGTATCACAGGTGATACTGCAACTA